AAGCAAATTAAGTTCCACGTTTCCGGCACTAAAGCCGAAAATCATGGATGAGTGGGTCTGGTCACAAATGACCAGTGTGCCACTCTGGTACAATCCTGCCTCCAATGGAGGTTTGGTTGTGCCGGATGCTCTCAAACCTTTCATGGTTGGAAAGCATTACCTGTCGACAAAACAAGTGCCTTCCGCACTTATTTTGGCGAGAGCCGGTTCGCAGACTGTCGTCGCGAACCGGCAGAGTCTGTACAAGATGAAATTTCCTCTTGAGCAGACTACGTGGGATGAGTCGGGTAACCCGATCTCAACCCTCGTCACGCAGTTTGAAGGGAATGTCCCTTCATACTCCGTGTCACTGTCATCTTTCTTGAAAGATGCCAGTGACTACATGGAGTCCACGACTATGTCGGCGGACGCCATGGACGGCGACTTCGATCATTCCGGATCGGAGGAGTCGGATGTGGATGCTGTCCTTGAACCAAAGACAGAATCCACAGTGGTGCGGGAGAGGCGTAAGCTCTCTCTCCGTATCAAATACGAAGACCCGTGGAAAATCCACGCGGCCTGCGCATTGGCTGCGCTCAAGTCCGAAGACGGACCTGAGGTAGTCGTGTGGTCTGGAGACGGCATCCGTCTCCAAGACCCCCTCCCACCTAGGCTGTTTGGGCCGAAGTGGGATGGATCTTCGCGGAACAAATTACGGTTCAGCAAGATCGCGAACGGTGAAGTGAAAAATCACATCATCTTTCGACACACTCACTGGGGCCTGAGGCTCCGGAAGGAGTGTGCGGACCCAACGTCTAAGATTAGACATTGGGCCCTGACGCTCAAGTCCCGAATCAATCGGTTCTTGAACGGCGGCCCGGATCCCCTCTGGACAGCAGAGGAGCGCCGGGTACTGTCGGGTGGCGAGTGGATTACTCGCGACCGCGGCTCACGGTCCCTCAGGCTCATCGAGTGCCTGAAGACCGTAGACGGGATTTTCTGCCAGAGATATCTGGCGAATCCCGCCGAGGTGTGGACATGGGATCGATACGACCTGTTCACACTTGGAACTCTATCCTTGTTATTGGGAGATGAGTTCCTCGATGGAGAAATGCCCCAAGAGGCACTCTCCATCCGAACTTCCTACTCCATTTTAAAATGGACTAGGAAGTGGTTCAAGATGAATTCCCATAGGGGTCAACTTGAACGTGCACCCGGTCCCCCTCCCGACGGAGGCGACTGGGCGCGGCTCTTTTGGAGGACCTACAGTGTCCTCCGTGGAGCCACGGGCCACGAATACCTATGCATCATAGGTATCCTGTCCCAGACAAGGGGTTGCGGAACTCCGCCCCCTCTTGTCGTGCTCCAGGCGAAACGGAAATTCCTTGAGACCGTTTCCCTGGAGGCGCCTCCGGAGACCGCTACAATGCGGTCTCTTCGGAAGCTCGCGGTCGAGGAGGTCCTTAGAGACCTTCCGATCGCGGCGGTTACCGGTCTGGCTACGAAGGCCAGAGTCACGGTGACCTCCGCCGCGTGTTGGGAAAAGACCCGACGCGAAGGCGGAACGACGGAGCAGATCAAAGAAATGATCGCAAACGTCGAGCCGATGTGGCAGGTCCCAGTCCGGGACCTCGACACCGGAGGGGTCGAACGTTGGGTTTTCCCTGACGAATTCGACTCCGTTGGAGAACTTATATTCTGGGTCTCATTGGACCGAGTTCTCCACACACCACCCGTCGAACTGCGCAAGGCATTTCTGACGGTGGTCAAGGAGCCTGGTAAAGCTAGAAGCGTTACCAAGGCCCGTGCTTGCCTCAAGATCGTTCTCGATCTTGTGAGCAAGATCTGTTCCGAACCCCTTGCAAAAGGGATCCGGAGCAGCCAGTCTGGAATGAGTGCATCAAACCACGGCTGGAACTTCTTCAATTCATTCTCGAATGAACTGGAGAGGAGAGAGGTCTTTTCCCTGCTAAACAGAGAAGAGACCCCTTTCGAAGGTTATGTCGAACGGACAGACACCTTCGAAGACCTCTTTGTATCTTCGACAGATTACTCAGAGGCGACCGATAAGCTACAACATTCCGTTGCAGCTAGTCTCGGGGTACCTTGGATGGTCAAATGCGGCATTCCAAAGGTACTACGCGGTATAGTAGTGGAAACTTGCTACAAGCCGCGTGAGGTCTACTTCAAAGCCACTGGGCTATTGAAGGACCTTGGGAATCCTGTGGATGGTGACATCCGCGTGATTACCCTACGGCAAGGAGTCCTCATGGGGGACCCCTTGACGAAGCCTGTCCTACACCTCATAAACGTGTGTGACAGACTGCTGCAGAATCGGATCTTAGATCCGGACTTCTACAGAGGGCTCCCAAATTCCGAGGAACTTGGAGAGCTCGTCCTACGGGCGAGGCAACGCCTCAACACGCAGGATCTATCCCGGGTTACCGCATAGCGGCACCTTGGGGTAACGTATAGCCCCTAACTGGGGAGCATTTACG